TCAAGAAGCTTTCTGATTAACGCCTCCATTCAGTAGCCATTCTTCAAACGCGCTCTTGAGAAATGCTTTTGGGCGCGTCCTTACTGGTTTAGGGAAATTATGCGATTTGCAGTATTTCCACATTGTTGTGCGTGAAGTGATCTCCAGTTTTTCCATGACTTCTTTTTCCTGGATCAGAGTTACATCAGCCATATCTACTCCTTTGGCGGCCATAGCCAGGCCAGCACGATACAAATAAAAAGGGCCAGATTAGTGATAATCCAGCCCTATGTTGGAGTCTTCAACTTTTTCGTTCATGTACAAACTTTTAAGTTGTCATGTTTAAATTAGAAGTGGAGAGGTAATGAAGTTAAATGAAATCTCACCTTGATTTCGTAATTAATATTTTCTAGATGAATGAATAAAGTTAACGCCACACTACCCTCAGGTAGTGCAGCGTTTTGAATTTACTCGCCTTTGTCACGAAATTCTTTCAAATTTAAGACTCGCGTTAATCCGTCATGCACTTTATATTCATCCGAGTCGATGAATCCTTGTGTAGGATAAAAGCACTTATATTTCCATATTGTGGATTGCCCTATTTTAAATCCAATTATGGAAACGTCAAACAAAAATCTAAGGTAGTCATTAATTTTATCTTCATTATGATTTTCGTCAATCTTTTTGATTTCTTTAAGTAACTCTTCCTTAGTAAAGTTGGTTGATGAGTTATTCTGAATTGCATCTAACAAAATTCTTATTTCAGGCCTTTGCACAGCCCATTCATCAATTATTTCCTGCCGAAGCCATTCTGAATATTTGGGTTCAGCTTGATAGATATATTCAACCTCAAGCTGTTCTGATATAATCGATTCTTCTCCAAAAGGGTCATTTTTGACATCACGCATGCATCGGATTGTTTTATCCATTAGTGAAATAAGATCTCTTGGACGCATCATGGACCTTTTTATTATATAATTTATCGGCTTAAGGCGCTGCCGCATTTCTAGTTTATCAAAAATAGTATCAATATCATTAGTTATTGGTTCATTAGCACGAGCGGCAAAGAAATTTATACGTTGAAGCAATAGCTTTATTAGGGACTCTCTATCCCAATGCAATAACGCTCCGCAATCCTCACGGAGCTTATTTGCATCGTTCAGGCTTAATACCTCAAATATGTCTTCTCGTAAAAAAACCAGAGGTCTTATGAATCCATTGTATTTGGGAGTCATAGAGTCTGCTGCAGATACTAATCCCGCGATAACTTTCCTTGAGACATCAACAGATATATCATCCCAAGCTTCATCAATTCTGTCAAAACAAATGAAAACCCTGGTCTTCATCGGGGAAATAACTTGAATTACTGATTCAAAATAGTTTATAAAGTAATCAACGTTACTTCTGAGTTTGTCTTTTATTGAATCATTGCTTCTAACTTCCTCGAAGGATACCTCACCTCCATCCAACTCAATATTCTCAAGGTTAGAGTCATCGAAGCCAACGCCGCCTTTGGGTAAGGTAATTTTACCTAGAGAAAGTAGTTTCCTTCCTATTATTTGCGATATACTAGGGAATGGGTCATTGAACAGCCTTTCTAAAACCTGCTTTGCTTTTTTAAGAGGCTTTGGAATTTCCAGGTTATAGCTCTCTAAATAAGAGGAGTATGCCTTTATTACTTCAACTAAAATAATGAATCTCCAAGACTGCTTGTATGAAAGAGACTCAGCAGCATACTCATTTTTAAGGAGTGAATGAATAGACCAATTGTAATCTTCAAAAGATAATGAAACCAATACCTCATTATTTTTTAAGAAGTGCTGTGGATTTCTTGTCAAGTACCTAAATATAGCGGTTTTACCGGCACCCTTTCTTCCTAGGATCAAAAACGAGGACGGGCTGTTTATAACCTTGTCAAGCACGCCATTATCATAAAAATAATTTGGAAGCTCGTCATCACGCTCTGCGGATAACTTACCAACATTAATCCAGTTGAGGATGTCAGACATATATACCTCCTTTATTTGAGTCTTAGCTTTGTCAATGATAATACTACAAATAAAAATTAAAGACATTACTTAACTTGAAGCAATAAGATTATCTCTTATCAATGACCTTATACAGAATAAACTTCCAGTCAAACACTTTTTCATCATGAGGGGTGCTGCTCAGCACGAAACTTTCAAATGCTAGCACCATTGCTTCGTTCTTCGAGCCGGATAGCGTGTCCGCTATCTTTTCTCGTCTCACGAACGTCCCATCTGCCGGAGCGCGACCAGAAGAAAAATTGAGCGGAGTGATAATTGTGGAAACCCTAATTCTTAGTCAGTCGTTCATCCACATTGAGCATATAGAATGCGGTACTACCACTCACGAACTTTCGCATTTTGAAAACAATTTTCCGAGTACATATCGAGAGTAATAGTTGATGATTTTGTCATGCGAAATAAAACCTCGTCCGAGCGAGGTTTTAAGTCTTGTTAGATAACGCTTATACACCGAGTGAATTTGTATTTTTCACTATTATAGATATCTAATTTCCTTTGCTTGTCTTTTACTTTTCCACTGGCTTCTTTGGCTGCATTAAATGCGTAAGCTAACTTCTCCGCAGTGTAACCTGTTAAATGAATCCTTATGTTATTACATTTAAAGTTAGCTAAAGAGATATGTTGTGCAGCAGCTTCTTTAGTCTCTGACTCTGCTATGCTGTCGAGCAAATCGCATATCTCTTTTAATACTGACTTTTCCAACTTATCTTCACTCACACCCCATCCTCCTTCCTCTGTTTAAACAAGTAGTCTTAGTGCAAACTAAGGGCTCAGTGTATTGACTTAATCTTCAAGCAATAGGACAAAAATCCCCATAGGCGCCTCATCATCATTAGGGACTCGGTTAACTGGCACCATAGACGCTTCACAGCGGATTCGTTTTCCGTCTGGTTTATGAATTATGCCAATATCGCCAGCTGACGGATATTCTTTAAATTCCACGTCGAGCTTTTCGCCCGTATCCAAAACCGTAACGTTCAGCAGCATTTTCTACTTCCTTCTGTTTAGCGGGTTATTTCATGACATTCATAACAGCCATGTAACGCCAGCCATCTGTCATCCAGCACACTGATTAACTGTCTCGGAGGTATAATAACACCCTGATAATTATTACGCTCAGCACTGGAGCGCCTTTAACCACAAGTACAGAAGCTGCGTCAGCATCTCGGCGCCTTTCTCTGCTCTTCCGTATATGCCTGCATCTGTATAGTGGTCATTGGCTGGCTCCCTTAGATTTGGTTTTAAGGTGACTGGGTGCGAATTCTCCGAAGTATTTTTCTCTTACTTCGCTCGCCACCAGAGCGGCAAGTTCAATGTCTTTGTACGAGCCAAAGTCAGTAACTGCGCCTAGAACCTTGACCCTCACCAACCACCTGCTTGAGTGTTTGCTCCAAATCACACCAAGGTGCCCCGATGTATTGTTGGCACCTAATTTACGATTCATGCCGTTCTCTGATTTGCTCGCCTCTCGTAAATTACAAAGGCGGTTATCATCTGGAATTCCGTTAATGTGATCGATTAATTCGCTTGGCCATCTGCCATGGACAAACAACCAAACAAGGCGATGAGCCGGGTAGGTTTTACGAAGCATTCCAATCCTTACGTAACCATCCTTGTCACTCTTACCTGCGATCCATCCTTTCTTTGCCGAACCGCGGCTCACTTTCCATGTGAACAAGCCAGTTTCTGGTTCGTAATTGAGAATAGAATGCAGGTATTGCTGGGTAGGCTCACTCATCCCAGCCATCCTTACCGGCGCTGGCGCGAAGGTGCGCAGCATAAGAAGCCAATTCATCACGCAGATCGGTGGCACCAGCCGCACGCGATTCTGCGATTTCATAGTTGAAATCGTAAGCGTCCATCACGAAATCTGTGTCGCAGTTATCAGTGCAATCACTTAGAGCCGCAGTAATGGCATGAGCTCGCACAGAGTTGAGGTAGGAGTCGGTGACTGTGGTTGCTGAAATAGCCTTAGCCTTTGCGAAAATCGACACGAACGTATCGATTTCATGAGGGCGTAGCGCTTTTGACATTTCTGAAACGATATCGCTGTATTGCGCCAGATTTGCTATTGGCTCAACTACAGCCTTCAGCGCCGCATTTTCAGCCGCCATCGCATCCAGCTTTTGCTGCAGGTCGGCCTGCTCAGATTCCGCTTTTGCGAGCACACCCCAGATAGCCTCCATCTCAGCAATGCTGAATCCCTGAAAGCCAGCATTGCGCTTATCCGCATTGGCAAGCTTTTGCTTAACGGTTGCTATCGCGCTCTGTAACTCACTCATCTTTATCTCCTGCGCCAATGGCGGCGATTTATTCCAGACAGCCGGGATACCAGCCGCGGCTAATGAGCCGGGCGCGCTTCTCAGCTGCGATGATGTTCTGCTGACGCTTGTCTTCGCCGCGTTCTGCAAATGAGCGGCGGCTGACAATCATGGTTTCAGGATGGGAGCGCGTGATGCGCCGGGTGCTGACCAGCGTGTAAGTAAAGTCGGTGCAGCCATCGACCGGCACCGGCGCGCTGGCTTCGATAACGACCGTTTTGCCGCGCAGACAGCCGCGCATCAGACCGTTGAACTCGCCGAGAGTCATATGAAAAAGGGCGCTTAATTCCCGCCCTGTACGTTGTCCCTTTGAAAGCTGCCATGCGACCTTTTCCTTAAAGCCGCTGTTGGGGTGGGTGTTACGACGATACTGTGCAAGCTTACGCATTGTCTGCATCCCCGGCTGGTGGCTCGTCGTGCATGACTTCGTATTCACCCGTGATGATCGATGCGTTGTCCTGCGGCACATCAGCCTCTGCTTTCTCATCGAGGTTAACGGCGCGCTGTAGCTCGATGCTGACGGGCAAATATTTAAACAGTCGGCGGATAGCCGTTTTCTTTGCCATTTCTTCGTAGTGATCAACCCACGGCCCTTTGTCACCTGACTTACTGAGCGTGCGCACCTTGTCCACGGCCGCTTTGCTCATCACTTCAAACTGCACACCACCATCTTTGAGGCGGGCTACTGCGTAAACGTGGGTCAGGGCGCCGGGATTACCATCTTCGTTCGGCACGTGCTCCAGTTTCTCTTCGAGGCCGTATGCATAGCTGAACTTATCGTTTTCAAATACAGCGCGTGCCGACAGGCTGACTATCTGGCCTGAGCGGCGGGCGAGGTCGATCATCCCGCGATAGCCGATGATCAGCTGCGTTTCAGTGGCAACGGTGACCCACTGATTTCCCTGCTTCTGCCGCTTATCGAAAGGAAGCAGGTAAGCGTGCCCAAGCGCGCCGCCGGGTTCCAGACCGAGCTGGGCGCACTGCATAATGGCGCCGAGGAAAGACATCTGGTCGCACTGCATGAGCTTTGGCGTTTTACGCAGCTCGGTCATCGCGATGCGGGCCAGTCGGTCGGCCGTCATATGCTTCGGCAGGGCGAGCGCAATCTGCGCCTTGGTGTTCGGATCAGCCATAAGCTGAGTCAGAGTTTTTGGCTTACGGTCCTGCGCAGGCGCGACGTCGCCTCCGGTCGCTGCGGATTTAAGTGCTGCTGATGACATGAGGAAGTCCTTATTTGATACGGAAAACGCGGGATTTCGTGGTGGTTTTGAATGCGTCGTACAGCTCAGGGTGAGCCTCTTTAAACGCAGCAATATTGAAACGGGTGGAGTTCTGAGTGCGCCAGGTAGCCAGCTGTTTCCCTTCGAGGCTGATAAACGAATTCTGCTGCATGAAGAGCTTCAGCTTTTGCTCCGCGAACTCGATTTCGCCCGTGATTTCTTTCCGGCGCGCCTGTAGCTCCCGGAGCTGAAGAACGGCGTCCAGCGCCTTTCCATCGGCTTCGATGCCGGTTCCAGAGTCCCTGTCAAAAATGCGCATCACGTCGCTTACTGCCGTGACCGGCGGCGGCGACAGAGTGGTGACCATCTTCCAGAACTGAATCTCCTTTTCCCTTATTGCGGCGATTGTCTCGTCGTCGCGTTCTACCCGGTAAACGCGAAAGTCATCGGCGCCAATCAGTACGCCGAACACACATACCTTTTTCCCGGTAACCATTAACCCGTGCATAGCCTGAGCTGTGTAATGAACCGGAATCGCGTCCGTCTGTTGCTCTCCCCATTCGCGCGCTTTAAATGGGCTGCACGTCTTGATCTCGATGTTTTCCCCGCTATCTGCCTCAGCATCTATTTCAGCGGCTATGAAGGGTAGTTCGGGATCAAGGTAGCGCTCTCCGCGCCGGGCAATTACCAGGCCTGTTTCTTCGGAGAGGAGGTCTATGACATACGGCTCCATCCTCTGGCCGCGGCTGAATATCTTCTGCTTGCCGGGTGAGGGAGGTTCTTTGCGTGGCTGCACCTTGTCGAGATAAACATCCAGCGGGGTGCGCCATGGCGAGATGCCGAGGATACCGGCGACATCGCTGCCGCCTAAATATTTGCTTCGGTCTAACTGACCAACTGATTGCATCATGCAGCCTCCATATTTCCATGCCTGCGACAGTAAATACCGATCGCCACTTCCCGCTTCGCGACTTTCACCATCGCATCACGCAGGAAATGCTCGGCGGCTTCGTACTGCTCGTCGTCTTCGTCGACCAGCTCGACCGCCGGATAATCAAAGTGCTTCGGCAGGAACGAGCACAGCGCGGTCATCAGCGGATTAATCTTGTGCTGGTCCATCATCGTGTCGACTTCATCGCCGATGCGCTCTAAATCGGTCTCAGAGAGGTTTTTGATAATCTCTTCGACTTCCTGTTTTGCTCGCCATGAAAGTTTCACTGGTGCGCTCTCCGTAACAGCAGCATTGCCATAGCCCACTTGGCGCTGTCGCCGAACAGATGGGCCTCTCGTGAAAGCTCCTGCGCTTTCTGGAAGTAGCGAATCTTCATGGCTGGCCTCTCTGATTCAGGGTGTCGATAAGGGTGCGCCAGCCGGTGCGAAGTCGGCTGACAAGTCGGTCGAGTTGAGATTCTTTTAGCTGGACTGCGCCCACGATGGGGCAGCCCGCGAATGCGTAGTTCATCGTGGGTTCCTTAATTCGATTAAGTGAGTTAAAAAAATGGCCCCTGCAGGAATGCAGGAGCCAAAAGCGCAAATCTCTCGTAACGTCATTACGCGTCTGGTGCGAATGCACCGTCATGACCTGTCGCAACAGGCCATTGCGGTGTCACTTGAACCACTGCGACGCCAGATAAGCCGCGCCCGCGATTTTGTGCTCGTGCTTGGGCTCGAAATCGACGAGACACGCTTTGATGTTCAACAGCGCCAGATTGAGGTTTACGCCATCCTTAGCGGTGGGGTATTCGCTCTTATCAAGCCCGTTGAAAAACCACTGGCTTACGAACTTGTTCCAGCGATTGCTCATCTGTTTGAACTCATCCGGCGTGCTGTTATAGGACGGCAGGATTTTCATGGCCTTGCCACCAAAGGCGATATCGAGGCGGGTAATTTCAATCGGCTGCTGCATCTCACTCTCCTGAATTTGGGCGTAAAAAAAGCCGCTTATGCGGCTTCTAGTGCCTGCTTTTAACCACATCAGGCGAGGTGGTTCCTCAGCTTTCCACAGTCAAAGGAAACTGATATGTTGGCTACTCCACAGTCAATATGAGAATATTCTTATGGCGTTGTTTACGGTTAGAGTTGAATTGCGCGGTGCAGAATGGGAAACCTACGAAAAACTACACACACAGATGCGTTCGGCTGGATATTATAGGGAGGTCACTGGGTATGATGGCGTTGCCTATCACCTACCTGACGCAGAATATGCTGCAGAGAAAAATATCAGTGTCGAGCAAGCAAGGGATGAGGTTATTAATATAGCCCGCAGCTTGAATTTTGATCCCAGCGTTTTAGTTTCAGAAACCGTAAAATGGTCATGGTTACTTAAGAAGGTCTGAAGCAGATCCACACGACGATTCGCCATCGAGGTGCTTCCTGCGTTGCACTTCAAATCGCAGAGCTTTGATTGAAATATCCAGGGCATCGGCAAAACTGATGCCTTCTTCATCTGCCATTTCCTGAACAACCTTTTTCAGTTCGTTATCTTGATTTTCCATAACTACCTCACTTAATGATGTGCGTTGCGTCTTTGCGAACCTTGCGGTTACCCGCGTTATAAAGCGGATCAATGCTGCCGCCACGATAGTTAGCACCTGTTGCAGCTAAGATGCTGCGTTCATCGGCCCGGCGCGCATGACGACGCGCCCGGCAACGTTCTCTTGCGTTCATATCGACCTCTCTTTGTCCGGCTCAGCCCGCTTCTTAGACGAGCTGAAACTGACATTTTTCACACCAGACGCCTTCTCGGCATAAGGTGGTACAACACCAGATTGTTAAAGAGCTGCGATCCGTTTCGTACTGCGACAGCGTCCTGCTGATGTGATAAACAATAGCATTGCGTATTATCGATAGCAATACGTATTGGTAATAAATCAATAGCTATACGCATAAGGTTATGATTTGGTAATGAAAAAAATTAGTGTTTTACGGGAATGAAAGACTGATTTCAGAGGAGGTGGAAAAAAACCGTAAGGCTTCGCTTGATTTATGAGAGGATGTGTTTCACTATGAAAACTACTGTTTAAAACAACAGTGTTTTGATTGGACTCAAAATATAAGATATTGATTTGATTGAAAAGGGGAGGGGCTATGGCGACGGCTTTGCTTAGAAATAAGCAAGGAGGGTATACGGAATATACCCCCCCTAAAAATGAAGAAGCCTACTTTTTGCGCTTCAGATCACGCAGCAGAAATACCACCACACCGATCACTGATGAGTCGGCTGCAGCTGGTACGAGAGGAACTCGCTCATCGTCTACTGACAGGTAGCCAGTTGATCCGCCATCCACAAACTTATAGACGGAATACGCTCCATTCACCCTTGCGTAAACCAGATCACCATTGCCAGCTTCTTCCTCTGTGTCTACAACGACCACAGTCCCGGCAGGGGCTTCATAACATCCGCTATTGCGCTCTAAGATGTAGGCTCTACAGCTATCGCTCTCAACTGAGTTTGGAACATACACATAGTCGTGCGTTTGTTCGTTCGCACGATCAAACACGGGAACTGGAAAAACACCGCCGAGCTTCATTTCATTACTTGGAGGCTGCGGGTAAGTCATTTTTTCCTGTGTATCCATTGACCCGGTGCCGTTAGCGAGCCATTCCACACTTACTGATAAAGCGCGAGCAATATCTACCAGACGAGTCGAACCTTTGGCCTCACCTTTAACCAGGCGCCAGATAGTTGGTTGGGCTACGCCAGATGCTTTAGCTAACGCACCCTGAGACATATCCCTTTCTTGCATGGCCTTAGCCAGTCTTTCCGCGAGAGTTTTATTCATATCTCGCAATTTATAGCTAGCCGTATTAACCGTCAAATGCGGAAAGCTATTGCCTTTGCTAATACTCATTGCTATTATTCCTGCTGTGATAATACGTAAAGGAATTGCCATGACTAACAAAGCTATTCAAAAGGCCGTAAACATCGCGGGTAGTCAGCAAAAGCTCGCTGATCTCTGCGGCGTTAAGCAGCCTACCGTTTGGCGCTGGCTACATGGAGGCGGCATTGATGCGAAATACGTGTTGGCTATATCGAAGGCCACACAAGGGCGAGTTAAGCCATTCGAAATTCGCCCCGATCTTGCCGACCTGTTAGCCGCCTCTTAGTAACACCGCTCTTTATCAATCTGAACCCTCACCCTATGCCGCGAAGGTGTCTGGTGAAAAACCCTAGTGACTTGCTCACCGCAATGTCACGCAACCAACTAACCAACAAAGGAATTATCCAAGATGGAACATGCAACTCAAAGCAAGAACGCACGCCGAATTGAGTCAGTGCTGTTGAACAAGCTGGCGTCTATCAGTCAGAAGACATTCGCCGAAAAGCTGGGGATTGCGGAGTACCAGGTAAGCCGCATGAAGAAGAATTTTTTCCGCCAAATGTCTATGGCTATCGACATCCTGGAATACGGGATTGTTGATGACGACGCTGCCCAGCTGGCTAAAGCGGTGGCGAAGGAAGTGGCCCTGATTCTGGGCAAAGAAAAGGCCCCGAGCTGCGCTAACAGCTTCGAGGCCTGATGCGAAAAGACTGGATCAATTCACAGGAGTAATTATGAGTAGTTTATCACTGCATTACAAGGCCAAGGACAAAAACGGCACCGAGACCACGGTCAAGAAAACGTTTCTCGTCCCACTGGCTGAGCTGTATATCGAACCGGGCTACAACGTCCGAGAAATTGACCAGGCGCATGTGGAAGAATTCCGCGATGCCTTTATCGCCGGTGAGTTTGTCCCGCCTTTGGCCGTCCAGGTTACAGAGCAGGGCATCAAAGTCATCGACGGTCATCATCGCTATCACGGCGCGCTTTTGGCGACTGAAGCAGGCCATGAGATTGCGAGACTGGAGTGCAAAGACTTTTCCGGCACCGAGGCCGATCGCATCGCCTTCATGGTTACGAGCAGCCAGGGTAAGCCGCTTACCTCGCTGGAGCGCGCTGCTGCATATCAGCGCCTGGCTAATCAGGGATGGTCAACGTCAGAAATTGCCAGCAAGGTGAAACGCTCTGTTGGTGATGTGGATCATCACCTTCAGCTGCTTTCCTGTGGCGATGAGCTGATTGCAATGGTGAAGGCTGGCGAGGTTGCTCCGACGACTGCTGTAGCGCTTTCTCGCGAGCATGGACCGAAAGCAGACAGCGTTGCCCGCGAGCAGATGGAAAAGGCCAAAGCGGCCGGGAAAAAGAAACTGTCCCGCAGCGCAGCCATTCCCCAGTTCAGCGCGGCGAAAGCGCGGCGCCTGGTAGAGCTGCTGGTCGATGCTGAGTTTGATCGGGATGGCGGTTTCGACCAGCTAATTCTGCCTATGGGAACGGCAAACGAGATAAAGCGGATCATCGCTGAATATCGCGCTGGCATACCGGCAACCGGGGGCGGCGATGAATCTGGCTTATGACAATGTATCACCAATCAGGCCCGAACTCAGGGCCGTGGAGCGTCGCGTGGCAGAGCTTGAAGATGGCTACGCCAAACTGTCGAACATGCTTCTTGAAGAGTATGCCGGAGCCGATCTGACAAAGCGCCAGTTCAAGGTTCTTTTGGCAATCCTGAGAAAAACCTATGGATGGAATAAACCAATGGACAGGATAAGCGATTCTCAAATAGCTGAGATAGCCAGACTCCCTGTCAAACGCTGCAATGAAGCGAAGCTGGAACTGGTCAGGATGGGACTCATCAGGCAGCAAGGCGGCATGTATGGCCCTAATAAAAACGTGTCGGAATGGTGTATCCCTCAAAATGAGGGAATATCCCCT